AGATCGCCGACGTAATACAAGTGAGCCGCACGACGTTTGGTAAATACCTTAAGCAGAAGAAAAGCCTGCGCGAGGCATACGAGCGCGGCCTGTCAGAAGGCGACGTTTCAATCCGTCGGGCGCAATATGACGCAGCGATGTCGGGCAAATCGGCGATGCTGATTTGGCTTGGCAAGAATCGACTTAACCAGACCGACCGCGTAGAAACGACGCGAACCGGCGCAGACATCGCTTCAGAGTTTCGGAAAGCCCTCGACGCTATTGACGACCAGATGGGCGGGAGCGGTTGACGGGAATCCTCCCTAAGCGATGGACACCGCTACGCCCGATAGATGTACAGATACAGGCTTATCGCGGCACTCATCGCTTTAACACGTTTCCTTGTGGCCGTCGCTCCGGCAAGACCGAACTTATAGGCAAGCGTCGACTGATCCACCGGGCGTTGCGCGGGAGTGACTACCCGACCCCGCGCTACTTCGCGGCGGCACCGACCCGCGACCAAGCCAAGCGGATTTTCTGGTCAGACCTCAAGGCACTGGTCGCGCCCGAATGGCGAGCGACCGAGCCGAGCGAGAGCGAGTTGATTATTCGACTGGCAAACGGCGCAGAGATTCACGTCCTCGGACTCGACAAGCCCGAGCGCATTGAGGGGGTCGGTTGGGACGGTGGGGTGCTTGACGAATACGCAAACATGAAACCGACGGTTTGGCAAGAGCATATCCGTCCGGCCCTGTCGGACCGCAACGGGTGGTGTGATTTTACAGGCGTTCCAGAGGGCCGAAACCATTACTATGATCTGGACCAATATGCGAAGGCTCAAATGCTCGCACACGGCCCAGAGAGCGAGTGGGGGTCATATCATTGGGTGAGCGCGTTAGTCCTCCCAGAGGGCGAGATAGAAGCCGCACGGCGGCATATGGACGCGTTGACATTCGCCCAAGAGTACGAGGCGAGCTTTGTAAATTTTCAAGGTCAAGCATATTACGCGTATTGCGAGGACCATCTTCGGACGGACCTCGAATACAACCCGCGTGAGCCGCTGATTTTTTGTTTTGACTTCAACGTGTCGCCGGGGGTGGCGGTGGTCTGCCAAGAGTTACCCGATCCGGCAACAGGGGCCGATGTGACGGTCGTCATTGGCGAGGTGCATATACCGCGCAACAGCAACACCATCGCCGTCTGTGGGCGACTCATAAACGATTGGGCGAACCACGAGGGAATTGTCTATATTTATGGGGACGCAACCGGCGGGGCGCGAGGGACGGCCAAGACTTCGGGTAGCGATTGGGATATAGTCCAGTCGGAGCTTGGGCAGTACTATGACGTATATATGCGCGTCCCGAGGGCGAACCCTTCGGAGCGTTCACGCGTCAACGCAGTCAACACGCGACTGGTTGATGGCGAAGGCGAGATTAACTTGTATGTTAACCCAGACGCGGCCCCGAACCTACACAAGGACCTTGAGGGGGTGCGCGTATTAGAGGGCGGTTCTGGCGAGATAGACAAACGCTTCGACCCGCGCCTGTCCCATGCGTCGGACGCGTTGGGTTATTATATTGTAGCGGAGCACCCGATAGACGCACCGGAAAAAATCTCCTCGTGGGATTTAGATGAGATATAGCTTAGATACTATAGAGGGCAATAAATGAACTATTTCGACTTCGCACACGACGACGAGGCGGCAGATAGCGCGACGGTAGCAACCCCCAACACCGCGTATAAACGCATGGCGCGACGTTGGGCTTTGCCGCAGATACTTATGCAGGGAACGCTCGCGATGCGCGATGCGGGACGGCAATACCTGCCGCAGTATCCAAAAGAGTCGGATGATCGCTACCAGACGCGCCTCGCCAATTCGGTGCTATATGACATGTACCGCGATATAGTGACGACCTACTCAGCGCGGCCCTTCTCGGCTCCGGTCCAGTTGGCCGAGGACGCGGATATATTTTTCCAGATGCTCGCCCAGAACGTCGACTTGACCGGGCGCAATCTTACGACGTTTGCGAAAGAACGACTGCAAGACCTGCTCGTCTACGGCAAGACGCATATCCTCGTTGAATACCCGAACACAACCAAGTTGCAGGATATGCTCGGACGCGAGTTGACACTGGCCGACGAGCAAGAGCTACAACTGCGGCCTTATATGGTCGGTATCTCTCCTCCGTCGGTGATCAACTGGCAGGGCGAGCGCGTCGGAGGTGTGGAGCAACTAACGCGGTTGCAGGTGCGCCACGTTGTCGATGTGCCATCCCAGACGAACCGATGGGCAACGCGTCCGGTGCATTACGTTGTCGTCTGGATGCCGGACATGATCGAATTGTGGGAACGGGTCTCGGGCGACGAGGAGGAGGAGCAGTGGGAACAGGTCGCCGAATACCCCAACACGCTCGGCAAGATTCCGCTCGTGACGGTCTATGCCAACCGCAAGGGCTTGCTCGAATGCGAGCCACCCCTTGAAGGCTTGGCGCATCTCAACGCCAAGCATTGGCGCAACCAGTCCGACCAAGACAATATCGAATCCGTGGCGCGTGTGCCTATGCTGTTTTTTCGCGGATTCAGTAAGGAGGATGTCGCATCTGTCGAGATAGGGCCGTATAAAGTGTTCGGCAACAAGGACCCGCAGAGCGATGTCGAGGTCATAGAGACCGACGGGTCCGCCGTCAAGGTTGGTTCCGATGCGCTCCGGCAGTTAGAACAACAAATGCAAAGCCTCGCATTGGCTCCGGTCGAGCGTAAGAGCGGCAACCCTACAGCCACGGAACTGGCGATAGAAGCAAGCCGCGAGATCAGCGACCTTGAGGCATACGTTATGTTATTAGAGGACGGACTACAGCAAGCCCTCGCACTGTCGGCAGAATGGGCCGGACGCAACTTAGACGCTCCGGCGGTCTCCATTAGTGAGGACTTAGGTTATAGTGCGGCGACAGGCCGCGAATTGGAAGAAATCCGCGAAGACTACAAACTCGGCGTATTGGATCGCCGCACCTATCTGGCCGAGCGTAAGCGAAGGGGGCTATACCATGAGGCTGTCGATGTTGAAGAAATACTGGCGGGACTTGAAACAGAAAGCCCGTTTATGGTGGATGGAACTGCTTTCATAGAGGAACCCGACACCGTTGAGGAGTCTGCTTGAACAAGCAAGTTGACATCCGTGACCTCGGCGAGTCGTTGACGCTCAACGAGGAGGTCATGGACCGCGTTATCCGTCATCAAGCATATTTGCAACAGTTGGGCGGGACAGAAGTCAAAAAGATCAACGCACTGCTTGACGACATGGAGCAAGATATCCTCGCGCAGTTAATTCGACGCTATGAGAAGATTGGGCAGTTGGGCGTTGACCCGGGCGTGGCGACGACGGCGCGAATGAAAAAGTTGTTTGGGTATCTACGCACAATAAACGAGCGACGGTTCCGGGAAGCCCGGCAAGGCTTGACTCCGCTACTGGCAGAACTTTCGCGGGATGAGGCCGACTGGGTGGCCGATCTAATTGACGAGGCCTCTCCGGTCGTCTTAGATACAACCATACCGTCAGCTGAGTTGTTGCGGTCTATCGCTATCAATACGCCGATAGAGGGTACCCCGTTGACGGAGTGGTTTAGTAAACTACAACGCTCAACACAGGAAGAACTCGAACGCGCTATAAGACTGGGCGCGGCAGAGGGGCAGACGGTCGGGCAGATGGTGCAGAGGGTGCGCGGAACGAGGGCTAATAAATTTACTGACGGCATCCTCTACACGACGCGCCGCAAGGCCGAGGCCATCGTCCGAACCTCAATAAACAACGTCTCGAACGCGGCCCGGCAGGAGACCTTCGCCCAGAACGACGATATTATAAAGGGCATAAAATGGGTGGCGACATTAGACACGCGCACCTGCCCCGAGTGCGGAGGGCTTGACGGTAAAGTCTTTAAGCCCGGCACGGCGCACCGTCAGCCACCGGCTCACATAAATTGCCGGTGCACAATGACACCGGTCCTAAAAAGCTACCGCGAGTTGGGGCTTGATGTGGCTGACGCGCCGGTCGGTGCTCGCGCTTCAATGAACGGTGCAGTCCCGTCGGATGTCACTTACAATAAATGGCTCCGGCGACAACCTAAAGAGGTGCAAGACCAAATCCTCGGCCCGAGTCGAGCGGCCCTTTTTAGGGGAAACAAGATAAAAATAAATGAGTTCACTAATAACAACGGGAAGCTCTTAACACTCCCGCAACTAAAAGCCCTTGAAAAAAGAAAGAGGGCGTAGTAAAATAATACAGGCGCGAGTCGCCCGTATCACTTGAAACCCTGCCGAGTTGCAGGTATCTACCGAAGGGGATGCAATGCTTAAACCTATATATGAGTCTGCTGAAGATATACCGGATAACGTGAAAGAATATTATGCGGAATCAGACGCGGGTGGTTATATTTTGTCAGTGTCCGGCGAGAGCGGATACGCGTTGGAAAATGTGCAAGGGCTTAAATCCACGCTCGGCAAACTCAAAGACCGGGCGACTAAAGCAGAGGAAGGCCTTAAGCAATTCTCTGCAATAGGGCGAAGCCCACAAGAGTTGGCCGAGGCGTTAAACCAACTGGAGTCAATGCAAATCTCACAAGGCGAGGAATCCGAGGCTATTTCTCGGATGAAGGCCGAACTTGATGCAGTCAAACGATCCGCTCGCGAGAATGTCGAAAAGGCGACCGCGCCCATACAAAGCCTTGCCGACGCTCGTATGGAGCAGATCAAAGATTTATTAATTGACAGCCAGTTGCAAAACGCAATCATAGAGGCCGGAGGAAATCCGCGCCTTTTGATGCCGATACTCAAGAACGAAGTCCGCGCACGAACTGACGAAGATGGTAAGGTTGTTGTGGAGATCGTTGACGGCGAAGGAACGCCGCGAATAAAGGGCCAAGACTTAACTCCTATGGGGTTTGCTGACCTCGTAGCAGAGCGCAGAAACGACCCAGACCTCGCGGTGGCATTCAAGGCCAATGGTCACTCTGGAGGTGGAACAACACCAGATAGCACGACTCAGCAGGGTGGTGCGCGGCGTGAACTAACGCCAGATGAGGTTTCATCAATGTCGTTAACTGAATACAGACAGGCACGAGAGCAGGGACTAATCCCCGCTTAATGCCTATAATAAAAAGAGGGATTTTTTAGCATGGCTAATACGTTTCTAACACCCAGTGTTATCGGTCGCGAAGCTTTGTTGATTCTTGAGAATGAACTGGTGGCGGCCAATCTATTCAACCGTGGATATGCTGACGAGTTTCGCGGCGCGAAGGTCGGCGACACAATCGCTGTACGTGGCCCCGCGAGTTTTACGGCTCAAGAGTTCACGACCACGACCACAACGCAAGACGCGACCGAATCGAGCCGCGACTTGACGCTTGAAAAGCATTTTGACGTAACCTTTGCCGTTACGTCAAAGCAGTGGACGCTCGACCTCGAAAACTTCCGTCAGCAGTTGCTCGAACCCGCCGTTGTCGCTATCGCCCAGAGCATCGACAGCTATATCCTCGGTAAGGGTTCCCAGATTCCCAACTTTGTTGGGACTGCCGGAGACCCGCCCGACTCATTAGCTGACATGGTTGGCGTTGTCAAGAAACTCGACGACCTCAAGGTGCCGACGCGTGGCCGTATGTGTATACTCGACAGCCAAGCGAAAGCGGATATGCTCGGCAACGTCACGCAGGTCTTACAGGCCGATCAACGCGGCGACGATGGTTCTGCACTCCGTGAGGCGAGCATGGGCCGTATTCTGGGCATGGATTACTACATGGACCAGAACATCGCCACGCACGACACCAACGGACCGACGGGCTACCTCATCAATAATGGTGCCGGTTTTGCCGCAGGTGCGACGACCTTGACCGTTGACACAGGTAGCAATACGATCGTTGCCGGTGATGTCTTTACGGTTGCGGGTGACAGCAAACAGCACGTTGTCCTTTCGACCAACGGCTCAACCTCTATCACGATTGAGGAGACCGGTCTGGGTGCCGCTGTTGCTGACAACGCCGCTCTGACGTTTGAGACGACCGACCACCAGATCAACATCGCCGGACATCCCAACGGGCTGTCTTACGCGGTTGTTCCTTTGGAACTACCCTCGGGCGCGGCTCGCGCTGAGTATATTGCCGACCGTGGCTTGGGTCTGCGTATCGTCTTTGATTATGACGGCTCGACCAAGACCGACACGATCAGCATTGACGTACTTTGTGGCGCAAAGGTTATACAGGGCGACTTGTTGACCCGCGTGTTGGGCTAATCTCTCGGATTGGGCCAATTTTATCAGTGAGGGGCAGGGGGGCGACTTCTGCCCCTCACTAAAAATTAGGGGCAATGATGGAAACTAAAGAACTATACAAGGGTGACGAGACGGTGGTTGTTGATGCCGGATCGGATGCGGAAAAATACTGGAAAGGTGAAGGCTACAGCGAAGAAAAAGCCAAGCCAAAAAAGCGGGTTTCACTCCGCGGCAAAAAGTCGGAAAGCAAAGCGGACGAGGATAAATAAATGGCTCTTATTGTAGAGGACGGTTCTGTCGTCCCCAATGCCGACAGCTATATATCGGTGGCCGACGCTACAACGTACTTTGAGAACCACAGCGACCCTCAACTCTGGCCGAACTCGCAACTTGATGTTAAAGAGGGCGCGCTTCGTTATGCGACAACGACCCTTGACGGGATGTTTAAGTGGACGGGCGAGGTGTTCAGCCTAACACAGTCGCTAAGTTGGCCGCGGTCAGATGCGACCGATAACGAGGACCGCACAATAGCGACCAACTCCGTGCCGGAGCGCGTCCGACAAGCGACCTGTGAGCTTGCCCTACTACATATCAGCAAGCCCCTTAACGAGAACTACGACAGGGGCGGCGATACTAAAATGGAGCAGGTCGGCCCCGTGCGCGTTGAGTATTTCTCTGGTGCCTCTGTAGAGCCTTATTTGCCCATTCTGATGCGTATCCTCGGCGGTCTGGGAACATGGCGCGGCGCGATGACGGGCGACTTAGACAGGGCTTAGAGGGCGTTTAAATGAATACAGCGGCAAAGGCAGACATGGCCTTGAGGCTCATAAAAAACCTCGGCACAACGTACGACATAAACAGAGACACGCAGACTCCCGTCTCAGCTACGCCGTGGAAGGTGCAGTCTACCGCAACGACGAACCAAAGCGTTTACGGCATCCTTGACGACTTCACGCACTCGCAGAGGGACGGCGTTGTCGTCAAGGACTCAGACCGGCAATATATCATAGCGGCCAAAGGCGATAACGGCGACTTTACGCCCGAACCCGGCGACGAGTTCGTAGACGACTCTAAGAAGTTGGAAGTGATCGCCGTCAAGACGGTAAGAGCCGGAGCGACGGACGTAATACATTACCTACATACACGGGCCTAATGTCGAACGAGCGCAATATTGAAATATTTAGTCTTGGACTTGCCGAAGCATTAGAGGCGGCACAAGAGAACGCCAACCAAGTCAAGCGAGCGGTGGCCCTTGACCTACTCTCGCGCATTGTAGACCGCACCCCGGTCGATACGGGCCGAGCGCGGGCCAACTGGCAGGTCTCTCTTTCATCGCCCCGGCTTGGTGAAACCTCATACGCCAACACCGACAAAATACCGCAAGGGAGGCAGGAGTCAGCCGTTGCCGGTCGTGCTAAGGCTAAAGGGGCGGCGATACTAAGAAACGCCCAAGAGGGGCAAGATATTTGGATCACTAACAACTTGCCTTATATCAATCGCCTTGAAACAGGCACATGGAGTGACCAAGCCCCGCAGGGAATGGTCGCTATATCTATTGCAGAGGTTCAGCAAGCCATAACATTAAGGCGTGATTTATGAGTTTCTCCGACACCTATGACACGATCTTGACCCGCTTCAAGGGTCAAATGGATACGCTCCGGCCTTTGGTGCCGATAGCGTGGCCGAATATGCCGTTCGACCCATTAGACGACTTTAACCCTGCAACCGATCAAGGATGGGCGCGAATTGGGGTGCAGGGGGGCGAACAGCTACAAGCATCTATCGGCGGGACGAGTAACCGACGATGGAGACAGGTTGGCAATATTTTAGTGCAGGTGTTTACGCCAACCGATGAGGGCGCAAATACTGCTCTGGCAATAGCCGACGACGTTGGCACAGCTCTGCGCGGTATAACAATAAGTGGCGTTGTTTTTAAAGCGTCAAGCGTTGTCCCTGTTGGGCGCGAGGGAGACGACCCGTATTATCAAGTGAACATTAACACGCCGTTCAGATACGACCTAATGGCGTAATAATAGAGGATAAAATAATGGCAGATAGTAACCAGATACAAGTCTCCTATACGCGAGAGTCTACTTGGGGGACAACGCCATCCAACGACTTTGAGGCCTTCCCGATTACGGGCGGCGCGATGGCGTACGGCGTGGAGACAGTGCGCTCGCAGACGGTGCGCTCGGACGCACAACTTGCCGACAGTAAGCGCGTCGGCATCTCGCCGACAGCAAACTACGATTTCGAGCTGGCCGCGCAGACGTACGACGATTTTATGCGCTCGGCTGTTCGCTCGGACGCAGATTGGTCAACGAGCGCGTCGGTCTCTGCGGCAACAGATATAGCCGCAGTCAATTCCGGCAATGTGTTTACCTCGTCGTCTACCGACTTTACCGCGTCTAACATTGCCAAAGGTCAGTGGATTTACGTCAGTGGATTCACGACCGCAGGGAACAATGGTTGGTTTAAGGTCTCCACTATTGCCGCTAATAGCTTGGGCGTTACTGGTGCGACCTTAACCGATGAGGCGGCAGGGGATTCCATCACGATGGAAGGGTCCTATGTTTGGTCGGGTAGCACGGAACACAGCTACTCCTTGCAACAGCAATACCAAGACTTGACCGACCGCTATCACCTTATGACGGGTGCGCGGCTCAATGCCTTCTCGCTCAATCAAACGCCCGGCGGCATTATTACTGCCTCAATAGCGTTCGACGGCAAGGACCGCGCACAGGCATCGTCAAAGGCCGGTAGCGGGACCGTCAACGCGGCGGCTTCTGAAGATGTGGCGAGCGAGGTTGACGGTTTCGGTGCGCTCTGGATCGGCGGCACGGCAGTCTCTTACGATGTTATGGAGTTGTCGCTAAATGTTTCAATTCCGAACCGCCCCGCGAAAGGCTTGGGATCGCTTGAGCGGACGCGTATGCCGCAGGGTAGTCCCGAGGTCACCGGTTCTTTCTCGGTCTATCTTGATGACAACACTTGGGCCTTAGACACGGACTGGGAGAACTTCACCAAGCAGGCTCTCTCCTTCTCCATCGACTTGGGCAATGATGACCGCTTTTTGATCGACCTGCCACAGGTCGCCTTCACGACGGAGCCGGGAACTAACCCCGGTCTAGACGGCGACGTAATGCTCTCATTCGACTTTGCCGCAGAGCCGGGTGGGTCGCATGGCTCCGGTAGCGCAGAGAAAACGATTGTCATCTCTCGCACCCAGACCTAAGCAGTTTAATCAGTAACCCCAGACCCTACACCTAAAAATCTGGCCGGATAGGTGGGTGCGCTTCGTAGGGTGGCGCACCCACCAACCAACCCTACACAAGAGGTTTTCTTATGGATTTTGCAAAGCATTACCGAACGGACGAAACCGGCGAGGCCGAAGGCGTTTGGATTGATTGGGCCGAAGGGACGCGGCTTAAGGTCGCCCGACTCGGCAACCCTGCGTATCAAAAAAGATTTCAAGCCCTTCTCAAGCCCCATCGCCACCTGCGGGACCGTGGGCTATTGCCCGAGGATGTGCAGGGCGAGATACTGAACAAGTGCATCTCTGAGACGATTCTGGTTGATTGGGAGGGCGTAGAATACGAGGGCAAAGCGTTGCCCTATTCGTCAGATAATGCGCTAAAGTTAATCAGTGAGTTTAAAGACTTCCGCGAGGATATATTGACCGTTGCCGGAGAGCAAGCGGTCTTTCGCCAGACGGAGGTTGAGGAGTCCTCAAAAAACTCTCCGAAGTCGTCGAGTGGCAAATCGAGTGGGGGCAACACGCCGAAAGATTAGAGCGAAAGCGCGAACGCGGCCAAGAAACAGCCGCAACTCGTAAGGCTCTTGACAGCAAGCCACAACCCTTTTCGGATAATGCTTGGATTCTTGAGGCGTTTTATGCGCTATCAGCCGGAAGACCTTATATTAGTGCAGGGATGGGGGGCGCGTATCCGTCGAGCATCCCGTTTGATTCGGTCGTCAATTATGCGCGGGTATACGGCCCCGACGACCTTGAGGACTTTGACCGCTTTTGGCGTATATTATCCGCAGTTGATCGCGTTTACATTGACCTTACGGTCAAAAAGTTAAACGAAAAGACAAAAGCAAATAAGCCAAAGAGATAAAAAATGGTTGCGACCACAGGCATTGCGATAGAGTTACAGGACAGAACGAAACAGGGGGCGCGAGCAATCACGCGCTCCCTTGACGACATTAAAAAGTCGGCGCGGGAGACCGCTACATCTGTCGATAAACTTGACGACAATTTCGACCGTCTTAAGGATGAACTAAAAGAGACAGGCCGAAGCGCAGACAAGGCCGGGCGCGAGTTTGACGCGCTCGCAGGGAAGGCGAAAAAGGCCAGTGACGCTACGGGGGGCATGGGTCGCAACTTTACCGCGCTGAAAGGCGCGTTTGCCGCTGTTGGCACTTCCATCGTCGTCAAGCAGTTTTTTGACCTCCTTGACGTATCCACCCAGATAAACAACAGGCTCAAGCTCGTAACGGACTCGACGTATGCACTCGGCTTGGCACAGCAACAACTCTTTGAGGTTTCGCAAAAAAGCCGCGTAGGGTTTGACCAGACGGTTGACCTTTACTCGCGCCTTGCCCGTTCGTCGGAGGAGTTAGGGCTAACCCAGAGCGAGCTTGTCGATATTACGGAAACCATCTCTCAAGCTATAACTATCTCGGGAGCGTCGGCACAAGCCGCCGATGCGGCCCTTATGCAGTTAGGGCAGGGCATCGCGTCGGGGACGCTACGCGGCGAAGAACTAAACTCAGTACTTGAGCAGACTCCACGCTTGGCACAAGCAATAGCAGACGGCATAGGGGTCTCAATCGGCCAACTGAGGGCGTTGGGCGCAGAGGGGGCATTGACAAGCGAGACGGTCGTAAAGGCCATACAGAGCCAACAGGGGGGTGTGAGAACGGAGTTTGGGAAAACCTCTGCGACTGTTAGCCAATCCATGACAGTTATTACCAATAGTTTGACCAAGTTGGTAAGTAAGATCGACGAGTCGGCAGGGGTGAGTAATACGTTTGCGAATGCTTTATTGGGAATAGCTGACGCGATAGATGAACTTAGTAAAGCAGAGCAAAGACAGGGCTCTGTCCGGGCTAACGTCCGACGCAGAGAGTTGGCCGATGGCTCCGCTGAAAGAGTTGGGCTTTTCCCAGAAGGGCAGACTTTCGGGTTTGAACCCGGTGGGCGAGGTCGGGCGAGAAGGGAGCAAGCACAGCAAGCAGTCGCGGGACAAGCACAAGCTCAAAGAGACGAAGCTCTTAACGAGCTTTTGTTTACGGTTAGTGAGGGTTTTAAAGATATTGCCACAGATGTAAAAGCAGAAACAGAGCTTGTTAAAGAGGCCTTTATTGAAGGATTAAAAACCCGACCAGCTACAACGGGGCCGCGCCCAATAAGACCGACCGCAACAGGGCCAAGTCTTGTTGGCCCCGCGTCGTTTGCAGTTGACGAGCGCGTTTTTAGTTTTGAGCAAAATTTAAAAAACGTTAGCACATTCCGAGAGATAGAAGCGGCGGCAATAGATGCGACCATAGACGCAATTCGTAGATTTAACCCAGAGTTGGCCGAGTTTGCGGATGCGGGTCAAGATATATACGACGCGTTTACCTCTGGCAATGTTGCCGCACAAATAACCTCGGTAGCCAACGGGCTGTTTTTACTGCTTGACACTTTTTTCGGCATAAGTGACTCGGGAGAAAAGGCAAGGCGAGCTTTAGAGGATTTAAACAGAGCATTAGAGCAAGCAGACCGTTCCGCTCAATCTGTTATTGAGAGTCTTTTCTTTGAAGATATAGCACAAGGACAGCAAAGAATCTTCACAGTGTTTGAGGATTTCTTTGCGCTACTCAATCAAGGTGCGATTGATATAGGCAATGTAACCGGAGCGGTAAACGACTTGCCCGAAACGCAAGCCGATGCGGTGCGGCGTATCTTTGATATTTTAGCCGAGTTTGATGTGTTGGGCGTGGGAGGTACCTTAGAAGATTTTGCGGATAGTGTAGCATATAGTGAGCAACGTTTTGTGGCGGCAGTTGAGGCAAGTTTTGGGTCGTTTGATGAGTTTGAAAAAATATTCTTGCAAACCTTCGGGGATACCGGATCGTTTGCCGAGGTTGCCACACAATTCTTTGACACCTCTGAAGCGTTCGACCATCTCCGAGACAGTGCAGAGGATGCCACGACCGCAGTGGACCGACTAAGCGCGGCAGAGCAAGCCGCGACCCGTCTGCGGATCAACGCGCAAGAGATCGCACTACGGACGCAACTCTCGCAAGAGTTTCGCCGCGCAGGGAGCGATGTATTCGAGCAACGCGCCGCGTATAACCGATTCCAACAGGCCGTACGTCAATTACAGTACATGGGCCGCGCAGGGGCCGCTCTAACGGGCGGCGGCGGTGGTGCGGGTGCATCGACTACAGCCGCGACAACGACCGCCACAGGGGGGACTACGGCGACGACAACGGGGACGACAACGGCAGGGGTGTCCCCGATCAATGCGACTGTGGCAATCAATGCCGCAATGGTTACCCCAAACCAACTCGTTCAACTCCCATCAGAGCAAGATATGGAGTCATATTACAGCGCGGAACTTCTGCCGGTTTTATCTGATCCGGTGGCCCCGATCTTGTCTCAATTTTCTGACAACATTAGAGCAAATAAAGTTCGCATTTATCCGTGGTCACTGTTTGACGTTCCCTCAACAAGCGTCTGGTCGTCTTATTGGTCCCGATTCTTGCTTGCAAGGGCTGACACAGAGCAGACCGGCCCCGACTCGGTAGCGGCTCAAATACTCGACAATGTTAGGGCCAATAAAAAGCGCATTAACCCCGAGGATATGTTTATAGTCCCAACGTCAAGTATTTGGTCTACCTATTGGTCTGTGTTTCTCTTAGGGCGAGCCGACACCCCAGAGGTTGGTCCAGATAATGTCTCGGCTCAAGTGCTCGACAATGCGAGAGCAAATAAGAAGCGCATAAATCCCGACGATATGTTTATAGTTCCGACCTCAAGTATTTGGTCTACCTATTGGTCTGTATTTCTTTTAGGTCGAGCAGATACAGGCGAGCATGGCCCCGATAATGTAGCGGCACAGGTCTTAGATAACGCGATTGCAAATAAGAAACGTATTAATCCAACAGACCTTTTTAGTATTGCATCGGGTGATGACTTCCGTAGTTTTTGGCAACAGGGCCTTAACTCTGTCGTCGTCACAGACGAATATGGCCCCGGCGCGGCTATTGCATACACAAAAGAATATACAGCGAATAGAAAACTTGATATAAAACCAACCGATCTATTTTCTACGCCTTCGGTCTTAGATTTCTTTTTTCTTTTTGCTGATATGGTGCCGAATATTACAACCGGGTTAAATGCTGTTCTGAACAATCTTCCGATTGTTCCTGTGGATGTTGCAAACCTAATCGACTTTGACGCGTCGGGGTTAAGCGAGGCAATCAACAACGCCGTCAAAGAAGCTGTGAGCGACCGCTCCTATGATGAGCCGCAAAGATTGGGGTTTACTAGTGGAAGGGCTTAATAGATGGCAGATATAACCTTTGACGACGGGACCAACCCGTCCGTCACGCTACCCGCCCCAGACTACCCGGGTCAAGCGTTCGCGTTCTTAGACCAGTCTATACAGCAAGCGATGGGTGGGCGCATTACGTCAATCACCCGAGGGTCTGGAGAGCTAAAGCGGTGGACATTGGCATGGCAGAGTTTGAGCGCGAGCAACTATACAACCCTAAAGACATTTTGGTATACGACCGTCTCCGGCGCATCAACCGAGGTGACATACACCGACGAGAACGGCGACAACTACACCGTGAAATATACAGGCGGCATCGAACGGGCGCGGCTTGTCGATTATGACTCATACGCGGTTGAGGTTCAACTGGCAGAGGTTGCCTAATGGCGCGAACGCTAACAAGCTCCCAAGAGGCCGAGCGCGTCAAGGATGGGGTCAAAGGCGTTTGGATGGTTGTCTCTACGTTCGACCAATACGGAGCGTCTACGACGACGAAGCGTTGGGCCTCGCGGCCCTACACGCTCTCGTCGAATACTTACGAGGGAATCATAGCCGAGCGAGGGATAGACCTCGGGATGTTGCGCGTAAAAGAGCAGGGCGGTCTCGGCCCTGTTGCTACCTCTACCATTCGCCTACGCGACGAGGGTGGCGAGTCTACCATAACGGACACGCATGTAATTAGCAATGATGAGGTATATGTTTATTTTATCTTCCCGACAGGCTCCGAAGTTGAAAGCGACCGCATAGAAGTCTTTCGCGGCGTTATTGAGCGAAACAACACGCGGAGCAACGTCTGGACGTTGCGCCTAAAGGACGACAGCAAGGCCGAACTAAAACAGATACCAAGCAAGCTCCTCGACCCGGTAACGTATCCGTTCGCCTATTCACTCGGCGCGGTGATACCCGAAGCATTCGGAAACCATAACGAGACACCGGACGATCTCCGGGCGGGTGATATTGTCAGCTTGGCCCCTGCGCGAATGACCGACAAGTTTGCGCTTAAGGCCATTGCCTCAGAGCATCAGCTTGTGGCGACTGACTATATTTATCAATGGTATCCTCAAGCGGAAAAGTTCGCGCAGATCGTCAACGCGTCAATCACCGACAGAGTAATAACGCTTGACGATCCGGCGCGCATCACGTTCGCAAGGCCCACGAGAACTTTCCCCGGCAACGGATATAATAACTGGTACGATTGCATACCTCCGGGCGACTCCTCATACGTTTCGATAGACTCCAACAACCTGCGCGTGTGGTTTTCTGGATTGCCTAAGATCGGCACAATGACAAGCGTCTCTCTCTACATAAAGTCAAGCACGGGCGTGTATGAGTGGTATTTATACGATACGACGGTATCAGATGTAACGCCGATAGCTTCAAGCATAACGGCGGCCAATGACGTAAGCTATCCGTTGACGTTGGCTAATTATGAGGACTGGTCAAGCATTGCCAACTTGCATTTAGAAATAAGACAGCGGTGGCCTTACCCGGAGACTCGCATTGAGGAGGCATCAATAAAGATTGAGTTTGACGACTTTTTGTCGTTGGTTGAGCAAGAGCCGGAAATATACCAGACGATGCAGGGGTGGCTCGATTCTTTTGAGTATTATAAAGACGGGTCTGCGATCGTTGGTAGTGGTGGGTCTGTGTTGCGAAACCCCGTCTATATTTTAGAGGCACTGCTTCGCGGGAAGAATCTAAATAACCTTGAAGAAGCGAAGATTGATTCAACCTCTTTTACAGCGGCGGCATCTTCTCGCACGGACTGGTATTTTGACTTTGTAATGCGGGAACAGGTCTCCGACCAGTTCCTTGACTCGTTCTGTTTTGAGGCAGGGCTAATGCTCTATAGCACTGCCGGGAAGTTCCATTGTGCGGCGATGGACAAGAACAGAACGCCCGAGCATTTTTTTATCGGCGGGTATCATATGCCCGTTGTCGGGCCTATCGACAACCCCATGCAACAGCAATACGATCTTGAGATTGAACCGGTCAACGCGTCCGACATCTATAACGAGATCGCTATCCGCTACGGAATCCACCCGGCCACGGGCGCACCACAACGCGCCACAATAGCAAGCGGCCAGTTTAGAATCACAGGCACGGCCAATACTGACGAGTCGGGTGCAACGTTGACGGATACATCTGCGACCTTTCAGACGGACGACGTTGTAATTGGCGAGGGGGTATATGTCGCCAATGACAAGCTCTATACAGTCGCGTCCGTTGTAAGCGAAACCGTTTTGACCTTGATCGCCGTTGATGGCGGCGCGGTGTCTACGCTCTCGTCTGTTAGTTATTACCTCGGGCCAAACATTAATGACTTGGCTTTCGCATCTCAACAGGCGTACAAGGCTGTCAACGCATTAGGCGGCAACAGGCAAAGAACGTTCCTTGATGACGGTGGCTATATAAGCCAGTTCATACGCGACGAGTCAACCGCCGAACTATTCAAGGACCACTGCCTTGACTGGTTCTCACAACCCCGCGACCGCTTCACGTTTTCGTTGATGCACGACGGTATACGGGTTCAACCGGGCGACTTTATGTTTCTAGACCACCCGAAGTTTAAAGCGAGCCAGAGAGCGCGACAGGTCACAGAAACAGCCGAGGCTGTTGACGCGGTAGAGACAGAGATTGACGTAACAACCGGCGAGGCGGGCCTCTTTCGCGTAAATGATTATATTTACCTGCAAGAGTCAAATTCAAGTCCTCCCGAGTTGATGCAAATAAGCGCAGTTGATACGGGCAACTCGCGTATAACCGTCAGCAGGGCGCAGTGCGGAACAAAGGCACAGACGTTTTCAACGGGCGCGAATATCTACCGGCTGACGCAAAAGTGGGTGGTGTTAGGGGTGCAAGAGATGACCCCAGACGACACGCGCATCCGCATAGAGGCGCAGATTGTCCCGCGATGGTATAAGCCAGTGGGGACCGTCGTTTCGCCCGGGTATCCCGACTACGACGCGGCAACAGATGAGCAACGGGTCGCCTCTGGTTGGGGAACACTACCGAACGGGCGCGTAAATGAGTTAGACCCAGACTCGGCTATATCATATGTTGGATAGCAAACAGAAAGAGAAAAAATAATGGCAACAAATCCCTATAGTTACGGAAGCCTCGGGCAACGTTGGACGGTTGGCGAGCCGACGAGCAAATCCCTGCTTGACGTTTCGCGTGTGAAGGCAGACGCGAACCGTTGGGCATTGGAGCAGTTGGTCGTTGATCCCGACGACACAGCAAACTTTGTATTAACTGCGCCGGGCCTAAATATTGACTCCAACACCTTGTACGTTGACAGCGCATATAATACCGTGGGTTTTAGACTATCTAACCCAAATGACTACGCTTTTGACGGGACACCTAATTGGGTGGCAAGCGGTGGCGCAGGGAATGCCTCGGTTATTATAGTTAGCGGGACCACGAGTACAGGGTACCTGTCGTTTGCTGACGGCACTACAGGCACAGATCGCTACAGCGGCAATATCCAATACAATCATGGCACCAACACAATGTCGTTTAGAACAAACGGCGGCGTTGAGGCTATGGTTGTCGATAGCTCACAGCGCGTCGGCATATCCACATCCTCGCCAGCGACCGCTTTAGATGTGAATGGTGCGGTAACTGTCAACGATACAATTCGGTTGGATACAGGTGACACAACGGTATCAGATGGTGATGTTTTTGGTGACGTTGAGTTTTACGATAATGACGGTGGCAGTGCCTCTGCAGGTGTAACTGCGAGAATACAAGCGGTCGCGTCTGGTAGTTTCGGCGCGTCTAAGTTGGTTTTTTCAACCTCCAATTCGGGAGGGGGTGCAAGAACTGCTCTAACAGATCATGTTGTGATCGACGGTGCAGGTAATTTTAGCATAGGAACCGACACGCCCACTACATTCGCAGGTTACACAACACTACACCACAAAAATTCATCTGGCGATGTTGTGCAGTTGGCCGAGAATGACAACGGCGTTATCCACCAGATTATCGCATCTGGCACGGATACAGTGCTGTTGGGAACTCGGTCAAATCATGATTTAAAGCTTTGCACTAATGACACCGAACGCGCCCGCATCACGACCGCAGGTAATTTTGAAGTAACAAAATCTGGATCCGCTGAAGGATTAGCAAAATTTGAGAGCAACGATGACGTTAGCGTCAAGATAAAAAGCACGTTTACATCAAGCAGCGGTGCTGGAATTTTCTTAGAGTTTGATGATGCGTTTACATCGGCCACAGACGCTTTTTATTTAGGTATCCCTATTTTGGGTCAAGAGTTTGGCATCGGTTACGGGACGCAAGATGCTTTTAATGTAGCAAACACCAAGTTGACTGTAACAAGAACAGGCAACGTCGGCATAGGCACGTCCTCGCCACAGTTGAGAGTTTCAACCGAAGTGCCGTTAGGTGGATCCGACGGATTTGGCGTTCAATACAGCAACGAGACAAAGGGCGAGTTGACGGTCAATCCGAGCACAGGCGAAGTGCGGATGGGCGCAACTAACAGCACTGGCACATATTTCACGACACTATATTCAAATGGCTCCGAACGCGCCCGCATCGACTTGTCTGGCAATCTGCTGATTGGCACGTTGAGCGGGTACGGCACAAATAAACTAAACGTTAACGGTGGTATTGCGATTGATGGACGAAATGCATCAACTCCCGGACTATGCGAAAAGGGCGATGTCGACACAGGTATTTATTGGCCCACCACAAATACAATAGCTATAACAAATGGTGGATCTGAGAGTTTGCGCGTCACAAGCGATGGCGATCTGCTTATTGGCGAAACGTCTAATCAGATAGCGCGTGTGTATGC